GTAGCTGAAGCCCATATTTTTTTTGTTAGTCTGGAGAATAAATCCCAGATGTTTTTTCCTCTCAGCAAGGTATTTTTTAGTCTGGACACCTGAACCATTATCTATGATTACAAGCTCATAGTTAGCCGTATATTTTACAAGAGATTCCAAGCATTTTTTGACATAGGATAGCGCATTGAATACAGGTATTACTATCGATACAGGCTCATGGGTAATATAGTGCTTCTTTAGTATTATCGACCTTTTGGGGTCAATTAAGTTTCTGCATATTTCAAGTTCTTCCGGGTTAGTTATCTGCTCAGCTATTTTGTTATCAATCCAGCGGTAAGCCATATCATCAGACAAACCTACCTGATAAGTGTCGATTACATCCCCTATGTTATATCTATTCGGAGCTATATTCCTGTTCTGTAATAGCCGTATCTTCACTTTTTTTTTCCTCTGTTTCCTCTACTTTTTTAACCTTTACTTTAGGCTTTATGGATATTTCTTCTATTCCATCAAATTCAAGTTCGGCCTTTACTGTCTTTTTTTCCTTTTTAGGTTTTACCGGCTCGATGTAAATAGTAGCCAGCCCAAGCCTTATAAGTCTTTGCGCCCTGTTAAGACGCTCATCTAGAATTTGGCCTTTATACAATATTTTCATAATGCCTCACTTAGTTATTTTTTTCTTTTTAGGCTTATTGGTTTTAAGTTTGCTTTTGTTTTCTTCGGTAACTTCCGGCAATGGCTCAAACTCGGATTCGGTTTCTAATATTTTAGATTCTCTGGATACTACCTCTTCAGGAATATTATCTATCGGCTTGATTTCTTCTTTTGGCAAGTGTGCCAATCCTCTTGTAATCCAGCGCTGGCCAATATCCGAGGATACATCTGTTATATCACCAGGCTTAAAAGATGTACCGCCGAAATTGGTAGCTACATTCATTATAACCTTCATAGCACCTTCCTTTTTGAGCGGGGAGCAAATTATAAAACCTGCCCCCCTTATTTTTTGATTGTTTTTAGAGACCTGTAACTTTAGCTATCGAGTTTACATCCCTTATAGCAAATCCACGTCTCACCCATGCTTTTATAGCAGTCTTATTTTCGGTAAATGAGTTATGGTCTCCTACAACAGCGTCATTGCTTTTCTTTAGCCTTAACTCATTCCTTACACCTTCAAACAGGTACTGCCAGTCAGCTACGATAAGCTCGTACCCGGCAGGTGAACCGGTCTGTTGCATGTTCCGGGTAAACCTTATGGGATATCCAAAAAGTGTTCCGGGTTCTTTTGCATTTCCGGGTTCAAATATCGGCCTTCCGTTCAAATCCCTTAAATCCCTGAAAGTAGCCTTTACCGTAGGATGAGTAACAAAACCGATATTGTCCGTAAATCCATTCACTTCCAGCCTGTTTAATGCTTGCGAGCAATCAGCCACGAAATCAGCATAAGTCCCAGAAGCTATTGTATTCCCAACCGGACAGCTTCCCGAAATTGTCTGAGCGAACGGGGTTGCAGCGAAGTAACCAAGATATGACTGTTCAAGTGCCTGTAATACTGCATTTTCGATTTCTTCTCTTATCAGTGAATCCATTGTAATATTGGCATCTTCAATCAGGATATCAGTTACAAGTACGATTACTGCAAGCTCATAAGCCGTCAAGGTTATCTGCCTGTGGCTCTCATTGCTCACAGTCTTTGCTCCACCTTCACCGTCTACCCATGTCATAACTACATCATCGTCAAGCGCATTCATTCTAAGCGTTGCGCTTGTCATGGGAATCTTACGCAAAAACGGTATCACAGCCGATTTATTAGCTATGTTCATAAATATTGTGTCTGCCAGTGGTGCAGGTACTAAGTACCCGCCAGCCGAATCAGTCAGACTTGATTTTATATCTGGTCTACTCATTTTATTTTCCTTCCTTACTCACCGTGCAAAAAGTCGCTCATAAGTTTGTCAGCATCCTTTGCCGGTTCATTATTATTTTTAGCAAAATTGCCATCTGAAGGATTAGGAGCACCTGAGCTTAAAAGATAAGGATTTTCCTTGAGCACTTTATCTACAACTTTTGTAACAACATCTGCTGTTACATCTTCCCCGGCAAGCTCTTCCCTTATCAGGAGTTTTACGGCTTTGACATTAACTACGGGTTTTCCAATTAATGCCTCGGTTATCAGAACATTGGCTTGTGTTGCCTTATCTTCCGCTTCCTTATCGGACAACTTCTTTTCGAGTTCGGCTATTTTCTTTTTGTCCTTTTCGACCTCAGTTAATTTCTCATCTTCCAGAGCCTTTAGCCTTGCCTCGATTTCTTCCTTTTCCTTCTTGATTTGCGCCTTGTCCTGTCTATAACTTTTAGCCTCTGCTTTTAGTTTTTTGACATATTCGGCGTCATAGGTTTTTGGTTCTTCTGAACCATCTTCATCCTGCAAATCTTCCTGATTCGCATTTTTATTTTTATCTTCGTCTCCCACTGGAAACTCCTTTCTTTTACTGCAAATAAAAAAGCCCCCAAAACTTCGGGAGCTTTTCTTTTGCTTTATTAAATTTTGAACTTAAATTATTTCTTTTTTCGCCTTTTCTTTTTAGCAACATTTAAGGCTATGGCCACTGCCCGCCTTCTCGATTTACCATGTGCCAATTCAGTCTTTATGTTCCTGCCTATATTTTTTCTACCTTTAAGTAATGGCATTTTACGCCGCCTTTTTATAAATGTTTAAATACCAGTCATTCAACTTTGGCTGGCTTGCCGGATTTGCCATGAATTGTATCCACTTATCTACAAATTGCTCCGGTGTTAGAACTTCTGATATAACAGTGCATCTGCAATTTGGGTGTCTGGGGGGGTATCCTGTTTCCTTGATACTCTTGCCCTCTAAAGCATCACACACTTCGCAACATCCCGCAGCGGTAAGCCAAACCTCGCCGCTTACTCCCGGATTTACCTTATTCGACAGCCTATCCCCTTCAGCAAATGCCTCTGCCATTGTAGTTCTCAACAATCTTGACGCTTCATATCCAACTTTCCTGCCGTGTAAAGATGTCAACTTTGCCGGAGTGTAAGCCGGATTTAAGAGATTCTCCAGAGCCGATATTGTAACTCTGTCTGAAGCAGCACCGCCACTAATAACATGCTGTATGACTATGCGCTCAATCTCCTGTTTTGTTCGTCTATCTAAAAGCCATACCCTATCAGATAGTTTTAATCCGTCTGTCCAAATCCTGTTATATACAGCTTTTATCGCTTCGGGATTTACCTTGTTTAAAATCTTACCTGCATTAAATTTACCGCCGGCAGCTTTAACCGCTTTTGCATAATCGGAAAGTATAATTTTATTTACTTCAGTTGACAGGTCAACACTTTCGATTATTGACTTGTCCAAGAGCTTCTCAAAGTTATTTGATAGCTTTGCGGCTTCCCTAAGCAGTGAGTTAATCCTTATCTTTGCCTGTGCTGCGGTTAGCCCTTCCTGCCCTATGATATCCTTTGCCCTTGCCTTAATTTCTCCGGCTGCCTGAATATAGAGCCTTGCAAGTTCTTTTTCTTGTAGGTCGGAGAGCTTTATAAAGTCAAGCTGGTGCTTTTTGTAATATGCTGCATATTCTTCGCTAGTTGCCATTTACCCTATCCACCCGTATTTTGATTATCTATAGGACTGTTATTCGGATTACCCTTGCTGTTTACTACCGGATTATTTATCTGGTCTAAATTAAGCTTCTTGTCAAACTCGACCTTCTCCTCGATAATCTTTGCAATCTCTGCTTCGGGGTCTTCAACGCCAAGTTCATTCATTGCGCTTGTTACGCTTGTCAGGCTGTCCGCAAGTTTTGCTGATATAATCTGTATCTGTTCAAGCTCATTCTGGGGTAGTGGTGTATGTGTTATAATCTCAATATCAAGGTCATCCGGTATGTCGTAGCCTTCGTAAATTGCTTTCATTTTTAAGATTCCGAACCACATTTCCCGGAGCTTTGCGCACCAGATTATATTTTTGCGCCTTGTCTTTGATAAGATTGCAGCAAATAAGAGCTTCAGTGCTACACCTGAAAGACTCCCCAGCCCTGAGATTTTATCAACTGAAAGATTGACAACTTCGGAAAGCTCATATATCAAACTCATTAAACTGTCTATATGATATTTTAGGGTGTCGATATAGTTAAATGTCGATTGCAGCTTGAATACATCCGGTCTCACTCCCTCTACTGCGCTGATTGAAGCGAGATTCCATACAGCCCCGGCATGACCCTCAAGCTTTGGTTTGCCATCCGGGCCAGTAGGTGGTTTTGCATTAAGCAGGATCGTTATTGCAAACATCTCATATTTTAATGAAACAGATAGATCAGAATACTTTCTGTCTATTTCAGTAAAAAGTGGAATCAAATCTTTAAGCTCGCTTGTTCCCCAGACTTCCCCTATCTGCGGTAAGTTAGGGATTAGATACACCGGCATAAAGTCCAGCCATTTACCGTTTATTCCCAGCGGTTGGTATTCCAGGATTTGTTCTTTTACCTGCAAATTTAACTTTACGCTGTAGGTGGCTTCCTCGATGTAACATATTTTCCTGCCGTTCGGATTTTTCAAAAGCTCATAAGTCTGCTTCCATATTGTATCTTCATCAACAAATGCTATAAAATGCACTTTTGTTATATTTTCGTAATCGTCGAAATCATATACCGGGAAACACTCAATCCGGTTTCTGGGCATGACTTTGACTAGCTTGTTTTCGCTGCCATACTTTAGCTTTATCGGTACACCACCGGCAATGTTGCACTCGGTTGCAGCCTGTAGGTACTTTGAATCCAAGTTGTTTAGTTTATGAATTTCGTAAATATCTTCTTCTATCTGGTCGTATCTATCCCCATCAGGGGTACAGTTGTAATCTACAGGTATTTCAAACTGCCAACTTGCCAGCTTGTTTATGATATACCTTGCAAGATTTACCGTTAATTTTGTGGGTTTATAATCTTTCTTTACCCTATACTCAGGAAATTCCGCCTCGATATATTTAAAACTTTCCCCATCGTACCAGTCCGCATATTTTATAAGCTCATTTATTATCTCCAGTTGCTTATCGGTAAATATTGATGGCTGGCCAGCATAAGCCAGCTTTACCAATTTGTTATAATCAACCTGCATATTTTTATCCTCGCTAAATATTTTATAAAGTCAGGTTTAAATCCATGACTTCAAAACGGCCTTTCACAACCGAGTATGACCCATATCGGCCTGCATCACAATTGGATACCAATATACCATTAGCATAATATTCATGGATTGTTTTTATTGTTAGATTGTAGACTGGTTTATTAATCTTTAATTTTTCTACGGCTAATACCGCTACATCTGTTAGAACAGAATTTTGCTTTATCGTATTTATTTGATGTGAATCGCTTGCCACAAATAGGGCATTGTTTCGTTTCGTTATCTTTCCCGCTCGCTCTACGCCATGCTGATTTACAGGCATTGGAACAGAATCTGTCTGTCTTGCTAATAGATATCGTTTTATATAATTTACCGCAGTAATTGCAATTTTTTTCAACTGGTAACCGCTTATCCATTGCCTCTTTGCCATGCTTGCTATGCCATTTTCTTCCTTCTTCTGAACCGTGCCATTTTGAAGCAAGCGGACGTATCGCTGATAAGTGATTTGAAGTTGTCTCTTTATTGTCTTTATGATATCGCTTACTATGTTTAGAAGAATGGATAAATATTTTCCTAAGTTCCAGATTTTCCAGTTGATTGTTAAGTGGATTACCATCTTTGTGATGGATACAGCAACCTTCAGGAATTTCACCATAAGCATCTTTCCAAATTTCTCTATGGAGATAAACGCTACGTTTCCCTTTATACCAGCTTGCTTTAAAATAAACTCTATCGCTTCTGCTTTTTGATTTAGGATACCTGCGAAACGGTATGCCTTTATAAATAATTCGTTCATTTTCCATGTTTCTATTATATCACCATATCGCATGGTGTCAAGTGGAACAAATCCTTTATTTTTTACCCAGATGGGATGATCTCCTGTTCCGACAAGTTGTGAACCATTAGAAAACATAGCTTTTGTTATCTCTGCATTATCATTAGTTAAACCACAATCTATTACTGGATAATAACCTTGACGTGTCAAAACCATTTCGCCAATCCCTACGTTTTGTATTTGTTTTTCCCCATCTATAGTTTTAACCATTGTATCCGATATGAAACAACCGTGATCCATGAATTTGACCGGGTCTTCTAAAACATTGCCGTCTTTGTCTTCTTTCCTTTTATATCCTTGAGCTTCCTTTATTAGATTTTCCCCTATTATTCCTACAAGATGGGACTTACAGAAGTTAATCCCGTCCCGGACATCAGTTGCTGCCTTATGGATATTGAAGCCCTCATTATAGAATTCCTGTATTGAACCCGGCTCATCAGTGCCTGCATAGAAATCTCTGTTTCTCTCATCAGGCGGTATTTTCTCTTTTGCAAGTTTAATAAATTCAGGATTAGTAAGTCCTCTCTGGTAAATAAGTTCTTCCCAGACAAGCTTTTGGCCATCTAGCCAGTAAACTTTAACTAGTGCGCAAGGACTTTCATATCCCCAGTCTATACCGTAAGAAATATCTTTGTAATTTTCCGGAGGCTTTGTAAGCGCTGTCCAGCCGGTATAAATGATATTCTTTAAGATTCCCCATTTACCCAGGGCATAGACGTTATAGAAATTTTCATCCTTATTTATGAGGTCTTCTATAACATCAATATCAGTCTGGCTTGCAAAGGGATTGTCTCTATAGGTTGAGTGGTGTATCGCCACCCTACCGCTTGGCTTATCCTCTACTTCCCTTTTTATCCAGTGCAGTGCGTCTATCGGGTTAAGAGATAAATACATCTGGTTAAGCCCATCCGTTGCCCGCCTCATTCTTAGGTCAAGCTGGACATAATCTTCGAAGGTAAGCTCGGTTGCTTCTTCCGGCCAGATGTAATTGAACTCTGATGATTTGATTTTTTCCGGATCATCAAGCCCCTTAAAAAGTATTAAATTGCTCCCATATTCGTAAGTAAAATCAGCCCTGTTATGCTTCTGAGGCAAACCATACTTACCGATTAAATCCTTTACCAGCATATAGCATGAGTTTCTTAGCGCCGGGGTAGTCTTTCTCAGAATTAGGATTCTTTTGTCTTTTTCCTTATAAAATTTGTTAAATAAAAGATGTTGCGCTATCGAGTAGGACTTGCTAGAGTTTGCCCCGCCTACCAGAAAATTAATTCTTGCTTTTGAGTTTACCAGCCAGTCGAATACCGGGGTATAGCCCACGTTAGTCATTTTCTTTTAGCTTCTCTACATCAGATTTATCACTAACTGGAATTAGGTTTATATTTATAGGTTTGTCCTCTATACCACCAAGTTTTTGCTGTGGTATATACTCCCCTTGCATTTCAAAAAGAAGCTTTGAAAACTGGAAATCACCTGCTTTTGCTTTTCTTATGGCTACTGAATATCTATCCATTAATGATTTATCCAGTAGGTCGTCCTTTTTAGAATTAAGCCAGTTTACAAAGTTTTTATCCTGATACCATTTCCAGATAGCTTGCCTTGTTATTCCAATTTCTTCTGCCGCTTTTTCTAGCGTAGTTTTTTTATCATAATTTAGAATTATTTCCGCAAACTGTGCTTGATTGGGGCTAGGCTCAAATGTTAACTTTTGTAAACCTTTAACCATTCTGAATCACCTTCGATAAAGCCCGATTTTGCTCTACCACTACATCCTTATAATATTTTAGTTGAGCTTCTTTTATCTTAGCTTCTCCTGCTATCTGGCTGGCTTCAAATAACGCATTGCCAATATCTATAAGTAAGTTAGAATTATTGAGTAAAACTCTTTCTGCTGCTGCGACATCAAGCTCTTGTATTTCCTGTGGTGTTAATTTTTGGATCTTGTCTTTGATTTCCATATTTGGACATAAAAAAAGG